TCAGTCCGCGGCAACCACTAAAGCAGCGCCTGCGCCTGCTGTAGCTCCAGTTGTAGCTTCTGTAGCTCCTAAACCTGCACCTGCTCCAGCTGTAGCTCCTCAGCAACCTGCACCTACAGCAACCTCAGTCTCTTCGGCTAGTAGTTCCACCGGGTCTGCAAAACCAAGTGCAGCTACTACGGGTACTAGAACCGCCGCTAATACACCACCTCCTGCAGAGCTAACACCCGCACAACGAGCAGAGGTTGAAAAAATTATTACTGCGGCGTTGGGACCTTTGGGGTTAAAGTTTGTAACCGAGGCAAATGATCCAAGTTTAGCCGCAAGTACGCATATAGGAGAATATGCTAACAAAACAGTAGGCATAAACTTTAACAATGCGGTGAAGGCTTACAACAACAATAAATTTACGCCGTATGATAAAAATAGACAAGTTACCTATGCTGATGACGGTTCATCTAAATCAGCACGAGATTACAGTAAGTACGACGATCTTGTTCAGTATATTCTAGGTATTGTTAGTCATGAGGTAACACACGCAGCACAGTATCGAGCGGCGGACTATGTCGGAGATTTACCGCGAGCGGGTGTAGAATTATCTACAATACAACTAGAAAATTCTGTGTTTAAAAAGCTGTTTCCCGATCGAAAACCGCCAGCACGGCAACCAGTCGGTAGGTTTCAAGCGAGCGCCTCAGCTAAACCGGAGGCTTTTGCTTCAACCATACTTAGGTCAACTCCAGAATTTATTGATAGCATGCAGTTAGACGAGGACACTATACGACAAGTATTAAGTGAGGCTCGAGCAGACATCGGACGTAGACAACCTACCGAATCTGAAAGTGCGAACATTAAGCATCTTCGCAGACAACTAAAAGAATTTGAGGAAGGTAAAAATCCGCACGAAGGTAAATCGCTTACACTGGGAAAGTTTACACCCTATAGTGGGCAACAAACACCACCACCTGTAGCTCCTAAATCTACAACTCCTCCTTACGCCCCCGCAACTCCCGCAAGCACACGACCGCCTGTAGTTGCTGTAGCTCCTAAACCTACACCTGCTCCAACTGTAGCTCCTAAACCTACACCTGCTCCAACTGTAGCTCCTAAACCTACACCTGCTCCAACTGTAGCTCCTAAACCTGTTGAAGATGGCGTTGTTTTTGGAGTACAATCTTCTTTGGTGCGCGCTACGTCTGTTGCGGAAAACTTACGCAAAAAAAATGTTTTTGCATCCAATGCAACATTTGACATTAAACCGGGAGAAGTGACTTCTGAGATGGAAAAGTCTGCGCGCAATTTGCTTAAGTCAGCCGGTACCGTAATTACTAAAGCTGGTGACAAAACAGGGAAAGCCTATCTTGCCGTTGGTAGAGGTGGAAGCGTTGAAATGGTACTACGTGCAGTAGAAGACCTGTACCATCGAACCGCGATAAAAACAGAGCACGGTGAAGAATACTTAAGCAACTTAGCTGACACAGAAGTTAATTTACAAAACCTGCCTTCAATAATGAGCGTAATAAAACAAGCCATAACTACAACTAAAGAACAAGGTTTACGCAATCCTTCAGAAGTACTTCAGTTGGGACAGGGTGCACACTTAAACGCTGACGGCACCGGAGTACTTACAGCCGAGGATATCGGAAAAGCTGCGGCAGACGATTCCGACGAAGGTACTCCAAGATCCATGGTTCGAAACAACAGCATAGTCTACTATAAAGAAAACAAGACAAGTACACATCGAGGGCAACAATCGTTGCGGACAGCCATGGGGCTGGCGGTACTAGGTGGCTCAACAAACAAAAGTCGTGATGCAGCATCCGAATCTGAATACGGCCGCGAAATTGTTTCAGGGTCGCAAGTAGTCGGTTTTGGTACAAAAGACGTTTTTCCTCCACTAGTGGTTGACCGGGTAAAGCAGCGTATTGAAGAACAAGAACGCGTAGCTCGTGCACAGTTAGCCGCTGGTGAAACTACGTCGATGCAAGTTGGTACTACTACCTACGATAACGTTCCGCGAATTATCGCGGATAGCCAGCTAGCCATTATGCGATCTGCAGGCCGTGCCAGCGAGATAACCGGGCTCACTAAATTAGGTAATAAACACGGTCCGTATGGTGAGTTAGAGGGGAATCACTCAATTGACATGCTGGCTAATTTACATCTTGGTAAAATGTTTCAAAGCCTTACAACGACAGGAGAGATACCGTCAGACCTTACCGAAAACTTTCTGTTAAGCACCGCCGCACAAGAAAGCGATCCCGCATTACTACCGGATTCAGTAAAACCCGAACAATCAGCAAACAATCTTCAAGTAATGGCTCAACGCTTAAAAGAAAAACTAGCGTACTACCAACGAATCGGTGAGGAAAATTTAGCTGCTAATGCAGATCAATCACCGAGTCAGTTAGCTATGGAAGAAATTAGCAGTCTGGCAATGCAGCAAAGATTGTTAGACGAGTTGATGACCACGGCTGCAGACCCCGACGAAGAGAAATTACGACGAAAACGACGCGGTCAAATTATTTATCCAAAAGAACATCAAGCTAATTTACGTGAAGCCAACTCGCACGTCATTCCCGAGTTGTCTTCCGATCAGGCGTTGTTTTCTTTGTTTGGTGACTCCGCTTTGGTTGACGCGTACCCAGCAACGTTTTTAAACATACGCGAACAAGCGCAGTCCGTTAAAGATTATGTTCACAGCACTGGCGGGAACACGCGGGCTACTCGCGGTTACGACAACTTTAGCTCAGTTGCACGTGCAGTTAAAGCAGCTACTGTCTCCGATTCTAGAGACGCTGATGAGCTGTACAACAGCATAGTACCCGAGGATTATCAAGCTCAGCTTGATTCGTCAGGAACCTCTAAGGCAAAGATGTTGGACAGAAAAGAAGTGGACGTGTCGCACACCTCAGGAATGGTTGAAAAAGACATCTCGTACATTTTAAACGATATGTATGGGTTAAGTGCTCAGAAAGATCAAAACATATTTAATGCAATGTATCACGCAAGTCGAGCTACTGACGAGCAGGGTAATCTACTTGATCCGGCACAGCTACGTGCTTCGATGGGCGGTACAACAAAGCACGGTTTAGAGTCAATTCACCGCGGTGCTCAAGATCTACAGGATATATCCCGCACCGGAATACCTTTAATTGAGTATGCTAAATTGCGAACTCAAGAAGTACTACCGGGGCAAGAAGAAGCACATCAACAAGCACTGGACCGCATACACGCGGTTTCGCCCGCATTGGCCGATCTTGACGAATCGCAAGTGCAGTCACTCAGTAAAGTTGACTACAAGCAAGAAGCAAGTCAAGTGCTTACTCAAATTATAAAAATTGTGGGAACATCAATTCAAAAAAGAGTAGCCGAGGCGGTACAGAAAAAGGGTAGAGCCGCGGGTTTGTCAGACGATCAACTTATTGACATGTTTGTAGATAACAAGGAAACAGGCCGAGTACCAGCTGGATTTGAGTCGCTGTTTCGTCAATTCAACTTGTTTAACCCGGCCACTATTGAAAGCAATCCTGAATTTTTACGTGCAATGACTTTGCTCATGGACGTGCAACAAGAAGCAGCGCGAGGAGAAACCGCCGCTGATTTCACCGCACGCGCGCTGGGGACTACCCCTGTTTTACAAAGAGCGCGCACTGCAGCAGACGCACAATCTGCTAATGTATCACACGCAGTAAATCAAGAGAGCTACGGACTGCAAGCAAGCGCACGTACGTTTGTTCAGGATGAGACTGGCCGAGCACCTAGAGCAATAGTTAGACGCCAAATTATGGGAGCTGCCAATCTACAGAAACTTCAACAAGAGCTAGCAGAAGCAACGGCTCAAAAAGAAAAGATTCAAGAGCAGTACGACAACGCATCAAGCACACGTAAAAGTTTACTAGGGGTTGAGCTTGCAAAAGCTATTGAAGTACAAAAAAACGCAAACCAAGCATTTTTAGACGCTGCACACTCTGCCGACCCCACCGCAGTAGACGTTCATTTTTCAAGACTTTCGGCAATCGTCGCCAGTGACGGGGCCTCTCCAGAATCAAGACAAGCCGCTATGATTGAGCTGGCGGCATCCGAGCGAATACGTACAATTACTAGAGAAAATCCACTCCTTATGCGAGAGAATGTAGACGAGTTGGATGAGCGTGACATGACAATTCTTCCGGGACAAACGTCATATCTTGGTCCCGAGTCGGGTTACGAGGGACGTAGTCAAGTAGAAAGGCTGCGTAGTTTAGAGGAACACCTACGCCTTGTAAACGCAGCCAAAACGGCTCATCCCGACTCCGATGTACATAGAGATTTAGGGTTGTTTGAATCGGAGAGAAATTTTCGTATTGCCAACTATCAAAGCAGGGATGAGGCTCAGCGCGAACTAACTGATTCTGATGGGTTTGTCGGTCTCTCTGCGGGTACCAACGCACCGGTCACTTCGGATCAGCGTGACATTGTACAAGGTACGTCACTATCCTCGTTTATTTCGAGCGAAGCTATGCTTGATCGTAATCAAGACGAAGCGTACGCAGCTCCAGTGAGTTTTGCTCCACTGGAAACCGCGGTTACCTCACTGACAGAGGAAGACTTAAAAGCAATTGTTACGGCTACTCCAGAGGAATTACTTGGAAGAGCTGCCGGAGGTCAAGCCGCTATTGAAGCACGACGTCGAGCAAAAGAAAAAGCACACAATGACGGGCTCGACTGGCTACGCAGAATAAACCCAGAACTAAAGAATCGCTATTTACTTACACAGTCGTATCAAAGAACAGGTCGGCCCCTTGCACGGGATGCATATATAGCAGCAAATCCACCAGCAAACGAGACGTACGCAGAAGATTTAGCGCAAACTCCCGAGTATCAACACTATGTAAGCATCCCAAGCGTCAATCAGTTCTCTGATAGAGCAGATCTACGAAAAGCAGAAGCAATGATGCCTGCAGCAGACACGGCCAGAATGAGTACGACGGAGAGAGCTAATCGAATAATCGCTTATAAAGCGGAGCAACTTGAACAAGTACGTAACACACCCGAATATCAAAGGATGCAAGAAGTTAAAGATCAGGATTTTGGTACAATTGCAACCCCCGAAGAGTTAGCAGATGCACGCGACACGGTGCAGTATTATCACGGTGTAGACCCCGCCACCGACGAAGAACGATTTAAACTTGAAAAAGCGAAAGCATTGCGAAAACAACACGCAATTAATCTTTTGTTTGATCGATACGATAATAAATCCAAAGTTTTGAGTATTGGCGAAAGACACGCGCGTGTAAAAGACTTTTCCGAAGAACACGAGCGCAAAAGAGAAGAACTTCGCGTACAGAGTGACAACACTCCCGAAGGACAAGCCTTCAATAATATTCGTGGTGCAATTCGTCCATATAGAAACACCGCTGGTGAAGAGCGATACAGTGTTGACCAAAGCGCTTTAGATTTTTTCGAAGAACAAATGGGCGTAGATAAATACGATCCAGATACAGTAAAGCAACTAGAAGCACTGGACGCAGAGTACAAAGCTACAAAAAACCACGAGCGTCGCAGGGAGATTGAAAAGGAAAAGGTAACAGTACAAACCGCGGCAGACCGAAAGCGACTACTTCGTGCTCAGGAGTATGCACTAACTTTAAGTACCGCCGCTCGCGGCACCAAAGAGTATCAAGCTTTTGTTAACTATCCTGTATATAACTCCAGTTTGGCGGGTATAGAACGAGCGGAAAAAGTGCTAGGACTCAGTCCTCAGCGTTCGGAACCTACAGAGGTATTAAGCCCCGCAGCATATCAACCGTCAGTACCTGAGCCAGATAGCCCAGACGTTCGTTTAGCTAAAACTTTTGCAGAAACAAAACAATTGCATGAAGAACGACGTAAGACAGACGTTAGTTACATCGTACCAGACGATGAAGCGATTATGCGGCAAGTGCAACAAATTGCAATAAATCAACTTAACGAAACCGGCATCAGTGTACCTCAGCAAACAGCTGTCAACGCAAGCGCACTTGCAACCGAAGTTAAAAAAATTGCAGAAAAAGATCGCCGAGTAGCCGGTAAGAATAAACGCAGGATCAGTCAAGCGCAGCTAAAAACAGCACGCGGTACACAAGCAGAATTGTACGGCAAAGAGGAAATGACTCAAGACGAGCGACAGCGACTCAGTGCTGCACAGGAAATTTTGCGTGTGCACGGAATGCAGACTGTACGCAAAAATTTTGGAGATGACACTAGTCAAGGTATACCTCAGCTTTTTGACATTTTGACGAGCATTACTCCGCAAGACTGGGACACAAGTCCTGAAGCAATGCAACGACGGGGTGTTGCAGGTAGTGTTGCTAGTATTGTGGACTCTTTAGATCCTAGTATGCTGGCCTTGGCAAAGAATGCAGACTTTACTACTAGTCGCGGAAGAAACTGGTTAGGCAACAAAGACCCACGTTGGAAAGCGATTATTGCTCAACTGGATAGTATTCCCGATATAAAAAAATACACGCGTAGCCGAGACCGAGGACTGCGCGGGGCAGTGCGTGCTGACGCAATGACAAGCGTTTCAGATGCTGCAGCAAAATCCGTTATGGACGAGGCAGAGGGTGCAGGACCTGCGTACTTTGACCTTGAGACAAACATCCCGCGTAATGCAGCGGGTGAGGACGATAAAAGTCTAAAGCGGACTATTTTTCAAGCGTCCGTACTGTCTGGAGATCAAAAAGAACCTACGGTAATGTACGCGGCCGCAACAAAAGAGATAGCGAAACAAATAGAAACAATGGCGGCGGAAGCTAACGCTGCTGACGATCCTACGCGTCGCGACGAGATTATTAAGCAAATGCGCGCAGTGGCAACTACTGATGTTTATGGTAAAACCGGAAAAGACGTAGAAGTAAATGCTGATGTTATTCAGTCTCTAGTTGCACACGCATTAGCCGGTGGTACCGTCTACGATCAGGAAACTATTAAAGATCAAGTAAAAGCACGCATAAGCGATGCTACTCAAGTAATTGGTCACAACGTTAAAGAGTTTGACTTACCGGTATTGTATGACGGTGGCATAGATCAGGCCGCAATAGACACCGTACCTGAAGACATAATGAGTAAGGCGGTGGATACGCTAGCGTTGTCGCGCGATATTTCTCCCGGATCACACAGGCTTATAGACTCATACAAAAGATTTGTAGATCCCGCCGGTTTTACCGGAGCACATGACGCCGGTCAAGACGTACTTGCAACAAGAGCGTTGCACGAAGTACTGGGTAGACGCGGTGCGGCACTGAGTAAACTAGACATGAGCGCAATACCTGCGGAGTTACACCCGTATATTACAGACTCGAGTAAAGTAGGCGCAGGCGACCCACGTGCAAAACAATTTGCCGTACTTACCGGCACGTATAAAGCCCTGTCTACCATGGAAGACTATACGCGAAAACACGGCGTCGAAGGCCAGACCATGGACGCCCGAACTATGGAAAACATGGAAAAAATGTTTCCCGGTATTGGAGCTAAAACTCCGGAAGAGGCGGCCGAGTTAAAAAAACAAATTCAGGAGCAGTACTTAGACAAGTATCAGCACCTAGCGGTAGACGGCAGTTTTCGCAGTGGTAATGCGTTTCTTCAAAGACGCACAGACTTTGACAAAACTAAACCGTATTGGGGTAGTTACGCAGGTATGCGGGAAAACCTTAGTCGCGGTTTGAGTGTTGACGAAATGGTCGGTGCAGCAGCTGAGGGTGTCGGTGTACACGCGAAGCGCGCAGAAGGTACGGCCGGTACAGCTGCGGCAACAGTCGCTGGCGGTGCGGCGGAAACTCGTCGAACCGGCAGTCGTACGACCTCGTATGGTGCTGGCGGTGCTGGCGGAGGCGGAGGTAGTGGTGGTAGCTTCACTATGTCGGGCGGCGGTGACGTACCCGGTGGCGGTGGCGGTGGACCAATAATTATTCACGTCGGTCGTGCCGAAATCTACGTACAGAATGGTCACGTTGCAGGTATGTCTGAAGGTGGTGGTGGAGCATGGCCCGGAGGTTCCTACACTGGTGCCGGTACGGGTATGGATGCTGGCGTGGAATCAACGGATAAAGATCCAGACACCGGCGGTTCGTTCGGCGCGGGCGTGGCAGGCGCAGGCATGGGATCACGGCGAACTGGTGCAAGAGATGCTTACACTGATCCCACAGGTAGTGAAGCTTCAGCGGGCAGTGTTGCGTCAGCCGGGCCTATTAGTGCCGCATCGTTAGACGGTGTGACAACCCTGTCTACGTCAACTGTCACAATACAGAACGCCACAATTCAACAAGTTCAAACAGACACGGTAACAGTTCAATCAACGGGCGGACCTGTTACGGTCACGGCACAATTCTCCAAAGAAGGTGCCGCGGCATACGATAAGTCACTTGTATACGTAAAGAACACTGGTGACGCTTCTATTGAGGGTAGCGTGGCTATGGGCGGTGGTCGAGGTGGGGGTGGTGGACCGCGATTCCCCGCATCTGTCACAGGTATCCTTAGTCAGATGGATTACGATCGAGCAACTACAGCGGCCAAGCTTGGAGTTGAACGAGACCCGGCTATACGTGCTTCTCTACAATCGGATCTAATGACTCGCGGCTATGCAAACATGAAAGCAGCACTCAGCGGTGAAGAGTTTGCGGGAGTGCGTAAACTAAACGTTAACGGGAACAATGTAGGAGATCTGGTAGATCTTGTACAAACTTTACCTGAGTTGGCAGTGCCTGAGTTAAACGCGACCAACCTCGTAACCGCTGCAGAACAGCAGCATCAAGCGGCTATTACAGCAGGTGCTGACGAAGATACAATCGCCGAGTATGCAGCAGTAATTGTATCAGCGCGTCAATTTACCGACGCACTGCGCGAACTAAACAAGGCATTTCAACAAACAGAGCAAAGCTCAAGAACAAACGCTCCGTACGAACGCGGGGTTGACACTAAAGCCGGGTCTACTTATCAAACTGGTGGTTTGCGTAAGTACAACAATGAAATGGCTCCGTATCGTGGAGCACTGAACAACATTGAAGTAATGCGCGGTTATTACACAGCACAGTTATCTAAAGAAAAAGACCCGGTAGTAGCCGACATGCTACGTGCGAAAATGATGAGCGAATTTGCCGGTTCTGCTAAAGGAGTTTTAGGGCACGATACGTTTGCTGACATAATGGCAATGAACGTTAACGGAATGAGTGTGCAATCCGCAGTAGACCGAGTGCAGCACGATCCTGTAACCGGCTTAGGCATGCTTAACTACATGGCCGAGGGCATGACTACACAAACAGGCAGTGATCTAGAAGCGTTAAAAACAAGCGGAACTGCAACAGAAGACGAAATTAAACTCGCTGAAGCGCGTAATAACAAAGCACACGAGTTTGTGTCGACGTTAGGTGAAATTAGTAAGGGGTACAGAGACGTAACGTACTCGCAAAAAACAACCCCGCCATACGACCGCACAGCGGGAGCGGGTGGGACAGGCGGAGTAGGGGGAGTCGGTGGAGCCGGTAAGCGTGGTGTATACGATCCGACAAGAGAAGCAATTGTTAACTCTATTGAAGCAGCACGAAATGCGTATGATCAAAGCGGCGGTTTATTTTCAGGTAGAAATATATTTCAAAGTAAGGGCGACCTAACTGGTCGCACAATACAAGCAGCGCAGAGCTTAGTTGGTTTACGTCAAGGACTTGTTACTGCCAGCGGTGCAGCGCTAATGGCCGGGTTACCCAACCCTGAAGCTGCGGGGCAGTACGCCGAGCTAGACGCAAGTTTTACAAGCTTACAAGACGCGGCAACTATTGAGCAAGCGTCAGCAGCTATGCTACAACTGCTCAGTTCTATTGAGTCACTGACGCAAACACTTTCATCTGAAACAGGTCCGGGTATTGATGAGTTTAAAGATAATCTTCAAGGATTAGGTAAACTTGCAAGTACTGGTACTATGCAGTTAAACAAAACTGCAAAGACGCAACAACAGACTGAGTCATTGCAGATTGGTAAGATGGAAGAGCGTGTACAGGCTGCAGTTACTCAACCCGGGATTTTTAACTTTGGTAGACGGCGAGAAGATAAAAAAGCAGCACTGCGCGACTTTGCTGAAGGATTTTTAGGAGACAAGGCAGACACGCTGTACGACGAAAGAACGGGTGAACTGAGCTTACCGCAGTTAACCGAGACTGTTGATGCGACAGGCAAACGAGTGCTGGCTATCGATCCTAGAGGGCGACGTAAAGCGCTGCAACGCGCTAGCGATAAAGATCTTCAACGACAGGTTGAATATCTCAATCAGTTAGACCCAAGTAATCCCGTTACGTTTGAGTCGCTGTCTAAAACACAGCGTGCGTATGCTCGTGCACAACAGTCACAGAATCAGGCGCCATTTGCCGACAAGATGTTTTACGCTGCGTCTAAGCTAAGAGACCTGCAATTCTTTGCACAAGGCATCGCGGGAATTCCGCAGATACCTCAGCAAATAATGCAAACGATTGAAATGGCTACAAATCCCGCATTGAGCGCAGAACGTACAATGACCACAGCTCGCTCGCTGTCATTAACCCCGCAAGTGTACAATGCCGCACTATCCGCGGCTGCAGGACAACAAGCACGCTTTGGTGGTTCGTTGTCGAGTAACGTAGGTAAAATCACCGACTTCATACCGCTGACAAATGCGTATGGTGTGGACATGACAAAGTCGCTGAACGTTGCAAGAAAACTCGCCGCGTTTGACCCGGCACAGGGTATGCAAGGTGCAAGTATTGCACTTAAAGAATTTTTGTCTGGTAACGTATCGTCGCTTTCGCGGCGGTTTGAAATTAATCGTAGTGCCCTGAGCAAAATTAACACCGGCGATGCTACAGAGATGTTAGACTCTTTAGATGCAGTACTCTCATCGATGGGTGTTACGGACAAACTTATTGACGATCAAGCAAACACGATGGCCACTAAGTACGATAAAATGGTTGGACGATTAGAAACAGTTGGGCAGAACTTGAGCGGAATGTTAGTCAGTGCTGTTACCCCGACACTTGAGTCTATGCTAGGTTCTGATTCAGGTGTTGCAAGTGCGGCAGGTGGTAGAACATTGGACAAGATTACCGCCGAGTCAATGCAAGTCTACGGCGACAAGGCGCTTACCGATAAAGTTACCGGATTAGGTAGTCTTAATCCTTACAGTAGTATTGAACAATTCTCGCAAGGATTTGACAATGTGCTTCGTATGGCCAACAACGATATTGCAAAACAAGCGCTTGCGTATAATAAAGGTACAAACCGTGTTACTATGTTAGCACCTTACCGTCGGCTAAATAACGCGGCACCCGGCGAACAGTTTGCAATGCAGCAGTCGGTTATTCGCTCTATAGATAAAGGCATGACGAGAGAGCAAGCGTACCTACAAGCGTTGCGTGAGAATCCAAGTGACTTCAACACATATCAAGAGTACATGTTTCAGCGTAATCCATTAGCGGGAGATACGCGAGCTTATGACGGTCGTGAGGGTGGTCCTCCGGCCAACCTATCCACTAAAAGTGCAGTTGCACGCATATTTGGCACAGACACTACAATTGGTACAATGACGGCGGCAACACAAGGTGGCATGAATCAAGCTGAGCTTGATCGCGTAGGTAAAATCGCAGATACAGCCATGTTATCGCAAAGTTTCCCCACCGAATACGACGGTAACTACAAAATTGATCGAAACGCGGTGCTTAGCGGAAAACTCAGCACTAGCGAAATTGTTGCGGCTGGGAAGAAGCTGGGCACAATTTACGAGGGTAAAGCGCGATTGCTCTTAGACAACGACACAATAGAAATTGTGACCGATGCCAAAAAAGTAATGAGGACTCGTTTAGCCAACATAGATGCTCCAGAGTCTGGTGATGTTGCCGGTAATCGAAAGTCAGCTAGGTCAGATGTAGCCGGTCGATTAATGGGTATAACTCAAGCGGACATAGTACGTACCGCCGCAGATCGAGCGCAGTTTGTGCAAGAAGCAACCGCCGGTGGAATGAGTAAATCTGAAATAGACACGTTACTAAAACAGCACGGTAACGATGGGCGATTGATCAAGTATAGCAAACAACCCACAGTAACAGTAGGTTTAACTGGCGAAAACGACAAGTACGGCCGTGTGCTAGGTAACGTGTACATGAAAAAAGGCGACAACTTAGAAGCTGTTAATAGACGGTTAGTAGAGCTAGGCGCAGCACCTATGGCATTTGGTGGCGCGTTACCTCGAAGCGGTCAAGACGCGTTAACTGCACTTCAAGCTAATGCGGCTAATACGCAACTAGGTGCAGTTAACGTAACTGCCTCGCAAGCAGGTTTTGGCGCAGAAGCAACAATTAGCCAAGCGGCTCGTGATGAATACTTTAAACGACACTATATGAACTTTGAGCAAACTGCCGGAGCTGCGGCTTTACTGGGAGGCGGACTTACACTTGGTGGAAGTATGGCGGGCGCAGGTTTAGCCGGTATGGGCGTAGCCGGAGCCGGTGCGCTTGCAGGAGGACCTGCTTTTGCAATAGCTGCGGGTATCGCGGGTGCTGCGGGGTTAAGTTACGGTACCTACGCCTACCTTAATGACGTTAACGATACTTCAGTTGCAAAACAACGAGAGCTCTATAATATTCAAAAAGCACAAAATACAGATGTTAATCGACGCGGTATAATGGCGCTAGCACTGAATAAAGCGGGTGTAATTGCTGATCAAAACTTACCAAGTGCAATAAAGGGAGTGGAGCCGACTTGGGCGCAAAGCTTAGGTTTAAAAATTGCCAATTTAGCGGGGTACACGCAAACTCAGAAAGCCCTCGATACTGTAAACTCGCCCTCCGTCGTTGTAGACGCAGTAAAAAGTCTTGATGAAGAATTTTTAAAACGTCGCGAAACTGCGCCAGAAAATCAAAAAGCAGTGTATGACACTGTAATACAAAATCCTTTTGATAAAAACGGCACTCCGATGACTGTCTTGGAAGTTCAACAACAGTTAGACGGTATTTCCAAGTACGCAACAGAGACGAACGACTCAAGACTTCAGAAATACGTAGGCGGATTTAATTCCTTGCGGGGTACAATAGCGACCGCACTTAATCCGCAGACATTGAAGTTAAGTGAGCTGTTTAGACAGTCTGACGTTGCTATTCCACAGTCGGTTATAGACGTAGGTGCTGGACCTGCATACCTCAGCGCAGGGAACGCTGATACAAAAAATGTTCCTTTTTCTGACCTCAACATGCTTAACTACACAGCAGATCAACAAGAAGCAATACTTAAGTATGGCGTACAGGCGATGGGCTCATTACGCAACTATGGTCAACCCGCAAAAGAGTACGTAGATAACGCAATGGGCAAGTCTTTAGCTTTGCGTAATCAACGATTTAACACGTTTGTGGACGCTAATGCTATGAACGCTATGTTTATGGGCACCGACTTTACCAAGTCTGCGACTAGTCTGCGCGGTACAGAGGGTGTAAAGCAAGCTGCGGAAAACATGCTCAATCAGTCTTACTTCACTAAAGGTGCAGGATATAGCAACGAAAACAAAGACATGATTCGAACTGCTCAAAGAACAGCGGTAGATGCAATGTTAGAACAAGCTCGTGCGTTTAGAGAACAAGCAGACATGGCTCGACCGTTTACTACTGTGTTTCGTTCTACGTTTGCAAACTTAGTCACCGGTATGAATATTGCCGGGGACAACTTTCGTCAAATCTACGACACCATGGCTCAGGGTAATCCACTGTTTGCAATTGACTTTGCCAAGCAAAGCACTGGTTTAGACTGGAAACAATCAATTGCTTCGCAGTTGTATGTTCCCGGATTTAATGCACAGGGGGCAGAGAATGCACTACGACCGGGTTTAATGGCCGGTACATTTCAGACACCGTACGCAACTGGCCCACGTGCAAGTATTCAGTATGCAAGTGATTTGTACAACGATAAGAAATCATCGGGTATGCTTAATCCAGCAGAAATGTTAAACATCTTTCAGTCAGCTGCTCAAGGTCAAACTGAGTTAGTTCGCCGTCAGATTCAGTTTAACAATCAAATGCGTGATCTTAACCTTAATCACAATCGTGCGCTTGAGGATATTGCCCGCAATGGTATGCGACAACTGGAAGACATTCACATAAATTACACACGGCAAATGATACAGCTTACGCAACAGAACGAAATAACGAAGCGTATGGACCGAGCAACCGTTAACAAAAGTATTGAGTCGGCCGACATAACGCAGGCAGATCGTGTACAAGCACACGTCGTACAAGAGTCAGGTCAAATGTTTGCTCGTCACGCAGGTCAATCAAACCCCGCAGGATTCTTAGCACGAATTCAAGGCACGGCTATGGAGAATGACCCCCAAGTTGTTGCTCTACGTGAAGCTTTAGCAAAGTACAACAGCATTAGTTACGATGACTCTGCGGGCAAACAATCGGCGTGGGATAAAGTAATTGAAGCCCGTAATCCGCTTGAAGGTAAAATTAAGCAGATGATGCAGGGAGCCACTCCACAAGACACCGCTAACTACGAATCGTACTTAGCACTCCTTGGCCGCGATCCTGCACGTGAAGCACAAGCACAAACTTACTCAAATCAACGTACCTCGCAATTTGTGGAAACCGCTGCAGAACGTAAAAGTTTGTTAAAGCAAAAAGAAGAATTACTTTATCAGCAAAGCGGTGAGGGCCTTACGCGACGTCAGCTGCAGAAAGGTATTCAAGATGCAAACGCAAGCGGTGATCCGTTACAGATAGCGGCCGCAAGAAAAGCAATGGACGACTTTGATATAAGTTCGCAAAAAACTGCTGACGCAGTTGCGTTAGTCAGTCAAAAACTTTCGGCTATATCAAATACGTCGGAAATGTTCGCGGACGCATGGACAGAAGCTTTTTTAAATATTAAGAATAATGCAAGTACCACTGTGTTGGGCTTGGTGCAAAGTTTGGATGATTTCAATAGGAAAATGCAGCAGCAATTAGATGATCAAGACCTTCAGTTTGGTCGTCAAATTCACGATCTTAAACAAGCGTTCATTGACGCAGCTCGAGAAATTGCCACACAGATACCCGGCGAGATGGCCAAGGGTTACACCGCCGTAATGACCTACCTTGCAGAACAGTCGAGAGCAGAGTCATTAATGCTGAGTGGTAATTACAGTGAAGGCGAAGCACAGACGTTTGCAAACATGAATCGGTTAGGCGATTCGCTATATGGATCGGCTGACTCAGATGCAAAGCGCGCGTTTATGGCTAGCTTGGAAGCAAACATTCCTAAACGGGATGTGACCGCCACAGGCGTGGAATTACCGTCAAACGGCATAGCCGCAGCACTGGCTCGAGTTAACGGTCAGTGGGCATTGCGCGTGACAGCAGTGGGCAGTCCGGAAGACAAACCAGCGTCGGTTACCCAGCCCGATAGAAATACTGGTAACGGTTCGTTTGAATCTGACACACCAAGAACTGGCTATACTGGTTGATCTTTATCAAAAAATAACGTATACTAAAGGGTGGGGGATTACGTCCCCTGCCCTTGGAGGTTTATGACATACACAATTAATCCAATCTATCTAAGCGGCTACTTAGGAACTACTGCGTTTAGAACTGATTTAAAAGCAACTTCGGTACGCGAAGCTATTGCAAACGTTGGGGAGCGGCTCGATGCCGTTGATGGGGCGGTCAGCTACTTGCACCGTGCGTATAAACGGCAGTGGGATATAATGTGGGATCTGGTAATTTACTCAGGTTCGGTTACCTACCCATTAGCGACAGTGCTCGGACTTAAGCGTGTATACACGGCACTGGCACTGAGCGGCACCGCTATGGTGTTCGGTATGGACGGAGTCGAGTATCAAGTAATCCCCGACATGAACACGTGGTCCGCGGAACTGCGAGCGAATAATGTATCGCTTACAAGTATGCCGTACTACTCGGTGTCGTTTAAGGTGATCGAGATATGAACTACCTGCTATCGTACCGTGTCTACATCGCACCTTTGGGGGAAAGCTTGGACGTCGCATCAACCGCACCGTCATATCCGTTTCCGCCATCACAGTATTTACTACCGTCTAAGGTAGTACAGGATGTGACTATCTCACACAGCACAAGCATTGACTACGGCGCGGGTATTACACTAGGAGTGACTTCTCCGCCTACAGCAATGTTATTGCTAATTAAAAATAATCTAACGCAGGTAACATCACGCACGTATAATTGGCGTATGGCAACTGTCAAGATTTACTACTCTATCGATTCGGTAAACTTCTACTCTGCGTTTAACGGATTTCTTGAAACACGCGGAGAAGAACTGAACGGTATCAGTTACAAAGCCTGTGGATTTGTACGCTATCTCGATTACTACAAGCACTACACGCCTCTGTGGAGAAACAAAGCTGCAGCTACGTATGTGCCCGATCCACCGCAGCCATGGTCTACCGCAGTTAGTGGCCAATGGGGTGAGCTGTACCGTAGTCAAGATCCAACGACTCCGTCGGGATCCAACACAGGTACAGTGAACAGCATTTTTTGGCTAATGGGCGGACGCCCGTATAAGTACAAAGAACAGGCAGTGCGGAGTGCCGAAAGCGTACGCTTTTGGTACGACTGCGATCATGCTCCGATTGTACCCAACTTCACATGGCTAAATCAAGAGAATGTACTTGACGATCTTGTATCGTTGTCAACAGCAACCGGCGGTCAAATAACACAAACACCCGAGGGTGTGGTAAAGTATATTAACCCGCATTCATTTGCAAGTGCACCTAAGAATATAACTATTACCGACAGTATGTTTCGCTCTCTGTCTGTCGATGAAGAGTCGATTAATACCTACGGTAAGGTAGTAATCACGTTCTCAGCGCGTTACCTTGGGGCCAACAAAGCGGTGCTTGACGATCCCGTGGGTAAGTACCTTGCATACAACGAGGAATATTCTCACGACGTGGAATTTCCACAACCCGTTGATCGACTTACAAACAACACGTACTACGGATCGGGCATTTCATTCGGTGCTAGTGGTGGGTACTTCGGTATCGATGAGTTTATCGACTCGCGCGACTTTGTACGTGCTGTTGACTACACCGGTGAAACAGCCACAGTTCAGTTAAAGATTCCACGACTTACTACTTTATACTTTCCAAAGAAACGCTACACAACTGCGTCAGGATGGGTTACTCAGCAAGATGTCACTAAGACTCCCGGTCAATTCATGACCTTAGTTATTAAGAACAATGATCCTGCACGTGCGCTTTATTTAGCACACATCACGTTGTTTGGCATACCTGTGGCAGCAGGAGAGCCGCAGACAATCAAAGTAAACATTCCGTTGCAGTTCTCAGGTCTAGTAAACGCAGGTATTGTACCTAGCGGGTTCCGAGAAGTGCGTATAAACGAGAACCCATATATTCAATCAAAAGATCAAGCAATGCGTCTAGCGGACGTTATAAAATATTTGCACAAACGTCCTCGACCGGTAATTCGTGTTACTGACCTAATTTACAATCCGGCCTTACTGTTGAATGACGTAATTACTCTGAGCAGTTTAGCGTACAATTTGCAAGGTAGCTACAAAATTGTTGAAGTGACAGTCAAGAAAACAGGTGCGTTTATGGACGTTGGATTGGTTGATGTAAGCGACATTAAGCAAAGGAATGAGTTCTTTATTGTTGGTAACGCTTACGAATCAACAGACACAAAATACTTATCTTGGTAGGAGTAATTTATGATTTTTGCACTGGCAGATGTGCCATTAGTTTATCAGGGTCAGGAGGTGTCTGCACAAGATTTGAATAATCTAGCGCAGAACACGGAGATTCTGGATCAGATCGTGCATGGGCCTAATCCGTTATTTCTTGCTCACTGGAAGCTTGCACCCCCTGCGTTTTTTTTAACTGCAGCCTACGACGATTTTAAAACGTTACTACGCAAAGATCCCGACGTTGTTTTGAGCGGTGGTGTTACAATCACTGGTACCAGTTACTACACCTCTATTCCCGGCATGAGTGAAGTTGAGGAAATTGATACTTGGCGCGGTGCTTTTATTTTTCGAGAAGGTATGCACACGCTTCGGTTAGGATTTCAAACTTTTCCTGTGATTGACGGCGCAGCTTTACCTGTTAACAAAGTTGCGGGTAAGCCCGCTGGAGCTGACTCAGCTAGCTTGTTTCTAATCTTTCGCTATACTGACGTGCCAATTAAAGAGCTGCTGGCCAATGCTAAGTATCAACCGTACGTTCGATCTTGGGTTTATTGGTCGGATGTAAAATCTAAGTATAAGCAACCGCATAACTCAACGTTAGATTCCTACAGCTTTACTAATCAAACCGCTGAATGGCGACCAAACACTGTTGGTGGCACGCTAGTAAGCGGCATGATTCAAAATGGTACGCAAGTAGTAGATGGTTACGCTGAGTACACTACCGATCTAACACAATTTAATTTTATACAGGGCGAGATTGTCACGCTAAAACTTAAAATTGCACTACGCGACAGCACGCAAGTAGTAGCAAATGCTGGTCGAAGATTTTACTTTTCAATGATTTACGCAAACATAGATCACGACTTACACGAAGTACCGTGGGTAGATTTGCCTACGATTACAGGTTTAGACCAGCTTAGTACGCTAGTAAACAATCAAAAGCACCTTGTTACATTTTTTAAAAAATACGATAACCCTGTACGCGCTAGTGTTTGGGATCAAGTGCTCGTAGGTACAAGTGCTTTTCCGACGTATAATGCTACAGCTAATTTTTCGTTTTTAGGTCTTTGGGGTTTTCACAATGCGGCAGATCTAAACTACTTTAACCTTTATGCTCAGGAAGCAAGATACTACACGCAAAAAAACTTTGCAATTCATGATACAATTAGTACTTCTTTTTTAGTTAACGTTAATACTGCAACGGCGTTTACTTTGCAAGGAATTTTATCGAATACCGTAACTACTGCGATGTCCTATCGACTACCATATGCACAGCTAGCTCAAGCTGCACCGACGTTAGCCACGTGGAATAGCCCGCCGGGTCTGTCTCCATTAAGTGCTACAGAGAATCAATATGCAGGTACAACTGATATGGCCTCACAAATATCACGTCAAGGGCCAATTCATAGCGTAGGCAGCCGAGTAGTTCGCTCGGTTACATACTCACCCGTACTGGCTATTAGCGGTATCTCGGTAAAGGCGGTCAGCAATGCTGTACCAATTTCCGAAACAATGTTTATAAAGAAAACGTCGTTGTTCTCTACTCCATCGTTTGGAGGATTTTATTTTATTCGACCATCGCCGTTAGACGGCGGCGTCACTTATTACAGCCTTAAATCGGGATTAGTACTTGGAACTAGTACAAAGTTTTTTTACGGACCACGTACCGGTAACGTTCAAGCTGCGGTAGGTACGTATGCGGACCTCTTCAACTTTACGCTAGTACCGCAAACAGCTTACTCCGGCCGTTACTATCCCGGATTATACGGTACTGTACTAAGTGGGTTAGATAATCATCCAATTAGCTACTTAACTGAAGACCCCAGCACTTACACTGACTTTAGCATTGATCTACAAGAGAGTTCAAATCAAGGCGCTTTCAATAAAGCAAGTTACATATCGACAATACGCATTGCCGAGGTAGCTAAAAAATCTGCTAGTTTCGTAGTAAATAACTTCCCGCGATACACAAGCTTTAATCAACTTACGTACGCCGAGCTAATTGACACACTGAGTAACATAAACAATAAGCTAAATGAGGTTAGGGCCGCCATTAACAACGTAAACGAGTACCGTTACGTACCTGTGTTTTGGGAAAAACCTCAGAGTATGCTTAAACAATACGAGAAAATTCGTTTAGGAGATAAAAATCCAAACGCACTTCGTGTAGGTCAACTGGAAGAACTAACTGTGTACCTTAGCAAACTGCGTCAGGCTGACTACTTAGTAGTGCGTGGTAAAAATATTAACATCGGTTGGGGTGGGTTTAACAAACTTTACCGCGACAATCCAGTTGATATCTTTCCCTCTCCGCTTCAATTTGAATTCGCAAGCTCGCAAACACTAACCGGTGGCGTCCTTGAGACCGTGATAATCGGATTCTCCGCACTTAGCGGGTTAGCATATGGTGAGCGCTACTACTTAACAGGAGACGTACAATATGCCGCAGAAACAATGGGGGTACCTTGAGTAAAATAACACCTTTACCGCGCATAGATCGCGACTATGAAAAGAATCTTAAATTTCCTGACATAAACGATTTTCTTAACGACACATCGTATAGGGAAAACACATCCGCATTCTTAGATAATCAGCAGCACGTAGTACTTGAACCTAAAGCGAGTAACGCCACTCCCCCGACACTGATGCAAAACTTTATAGTCGCGGGAATTAAACGCTTGTTCTATATGACGCCTATTGAATTCTATGGGTATAACCCTGATTTAGAATCAGTTGAGTATGCTGAAACGAGTATTAATTTCTTACTAGTTGATAACCCACGAAAAGAAAACATATATCGTGGAGAGGGTGACGACAAGTTAGTAACGTTGCCGGGTCAGCAAGCAAACAGTTCCGGTAACAACTTGTACAACTACAAAATTCGCCTAAGTGTCGCAACAGTTGAATCAATGTTAACGTGGGTTTTTAACACGCACAAGGATCAGGCGCAGACTTACTTCGCAGGCGACTACTCTACTCTGCAGAACTTTGTAGATACTCAGTTTTATACTATGGCCGTACCAATAAGCATTAAGATGTTTTACTTTGGAGCTACAGATGCGGCCATAATTTACAATACCTCTTTGGCGTTTGGATCGCTGACCACAGTGCTAAGATCTAGCTTAGTCGTAAAGTCAGCAAGTGCGTACCCTTATGTGTACAGTCCGGGAGACTTTGTTTCCTACCGACCAACAAAAGAATATCTGACTCTTAAGGCCACGTTTGCTGCGCCAATTACATCTAATGCACTTTGGCTAACAGCTACACTTAGCGGTGTTGGCACAAACGCATCTGAAAAAGTAAGTGTGATTGAGGGTGCTCTTAACGCTCGCACAGGCTTGTTGCGAAGCGCTGTGGCTAAGGAAGTAAACAGTGGTTACTCAACGTCTTATCCAACGGTCAGCTTCACCTATTCGGCAAACTCGGAGGCGTTTACGGGGAACGCATCAATCTCAGGAGCAGCGCTAACCAGCTTTACACCGGTAAAATTCTTACCTTTAGTGCACTCGCTTAAGATAATTGATTACTTTATTGGCCATCCTACCACAATCCTTACTTCTGCTAACGGCGGCGTTCCCGCCGACTCTGCAAACTTTCACGTAAAAATAAGTTTTACCACACCTAAGAACGTGATAGATGCTACTCAAGAAAAAACTTTTATGTTGGAGTTTATACAGCCCGACAATCCAAGGACCGAGACTTATGATGCTATAGGCCAAGTGTCTACAGCAGTGCAAAAGACAAAGCTGATGATCCGCGGATCTCTGCCTAATACTGCAGTTGGCATAAGCAAAACAGCGCAATACGAAAGTTCCTACACTGCTGCTAGCGGTACTCTGGGGTACATATACAAATCCGCTTACTTTGATGAGACTGGTGGAGTCTACAACTGTGTTGTTCAGAAGATATTTAATGAGGCACGTAACGAAGCAGCCTACGGTCACATAGATTTAAGCAAATTTACAGCTACGCTTACGCCGGTAAAATCCGACTCTGCAGTCGCAGATGCCTACGTACTGTCCATTAAGTGGGACGAACCAAACGTTGCACAAGCACTCTTTCTTACCGCCGAGCTACCTATAATTCGACTGCATCTTGGTGATTTTATGTATCAACTTTATGCACAAGCAACATTTACTAAGAGCATCGCTGATAACTACACGCGAGCAACTAATCCATTCTATTACTACTTAGATACAAACCGCACCTTGCGGTGGTATCCACGGATGTCTTCCGTACTCGTAAATGGCGTTCCGTTGGCAGGGCTTGTCAAGGGTGGTGTGACCGCGCTAGATGCGACTACTGTATTAGTTCCAGCTACTGCTAACTTTTTTAAACTTGCGCTAACCGTCGATCAAGAGGTTTCAATTGCGTATGTAATGCGCGTTTACTGCCGCGGTTATTTTGATAATCCACTGCTACTAGCTAGTAAAGCACCGATTCTAAACAGAGACGCAAATGGATTTAGAATACCTTACATCAGGTTACCCTCTAACAGCAGTTCGGCAGTGTTAGCTAGTGCGTTGATCAGCGCCTTTACAACAATACTAACTAAAAGTACGCTAAATAACTTAAACATTACGTTGAACAAAAGCCCGCGTTCCTACTTTCTGACTAACTTAAAGTTAGTTACGCTTGCCGATAAGTCAACATACTACACTTACTCGTACACGGGTACTAACGTACCTCAGTGTGACATCGGTTTTTATTACGACAAAATTTAAGGAGTACCTATGCCAATATCCGATTACATAGACGATCTGAGCAGCAGCAAAGGTTCTGTGTCTTACCTCGATAGCAGTCCGCGCAGACAAGTTCAGTTACCTTTAGGCATTTCTTGGTACACCGGTTCAGGTACGACAGATCCTAATGATTTGTACACCGATGATCCGTCTTTGTACTTTGTGTACTCAGGTGGCTGGCATCAAACGGCCATCACTTCGCAGGTGCGCGATCGCTACAACGGCGTCACTATCACTCTTCTCGAGGGTGGACCAATTCAGCTGTACGTGCAAGCTGCCGACAGCGTGTTCAGTTTTGTTCAAAACTTTTACGGCGCTCCGTACACCACCTCGGGAGACGCTGGTTCAGAGGAATTAATTCTTAGCACGTACTATCCGACTACTCCGGTAGATCCAGAATCCTTGGCCGTTGAGGTACCGAGCCCGGGTACATACAAGGTAGTGTTTCCGCACGCCACGGACTCGCAGGCGTTCGTAGTATCACACTCGGGCGTTGGTTCGTACCGTGTCAGTCAGATCATCCCTCGGCGCGCTGTACAAGCGTATGACATCGATGTGAACTCTATCAAAGCTTATCATGTAACTGCGGAGCTTATCGATACGATTTCGCTGCGTGTGAGTGACAGCATTGTAGTTGGTCCTGAGCTGATTGGCGCAAAGAGCATCGACGGTTCTAAAATTGTAGACGGTACGATCTCCGGCATCTTGATGCGTGATGGTACGGTGACCGGTAACAAGATACTCGCCGGTACAATTTCTGGTGTGCTCATTGCGGGTAATACAATCACAGGTAACAACATTGTTGCCAGTACTATATCGGGGGCTTTAATAGCAGCGGGTACAATTACAGCCAATAATATAACAACCAGAACTATTACCGCTGACAAGATCGTGCTGAGCGGTATTACCGCCGATCTTCTTGGCCCCGAAGCGGTGACAGCAGCGGCACTGGCATCCGGTGCGGTCATCTCCGGTAAATTAGCCGCTAACTCAATCTTGGCCAACAACGTTACTGCAGGTGTTATTCAAGGTTACCATGTTGCTGCAAACACTATAAGCGCGGACAAGTTACAAGTAGTTCAATTAGATGCAATAGCCGCAAACATGGGTACACTCACGGTTAACAGTGGTATCACCATTGGAACAGCCGGGTATTTGTGGGCTGGTGCTGGTTCTGCTAGCGCACCAACGACTGGCCTCAAGATATATACTTCAAATGGTATTAGCAGATTAACTACTTTCTCTGGCGGTATTTCTCAGATAGACATCGGTAGCGACGGTAAACTTTATGCAGGTAGTGGGCAAAGCTTAAAGCTAGATTCTACTGGTATGACTCTTAAAACTGCTGTAAGCGGTGTATTTGTGCCTAACAGCAGAACGGGTCAACCCGAAATTTTAACTACGGCTTTCCCACCTAAAGAAAATTTAATAAAGTTTCATCCGTACATTATTCAAACAAGTTACGGAGTACCTACATTCTATCAAGATACGAGTGACTCAGTTCTTGCATTCTTAGAAAGTACTCAGCTTTACAACACTAGGTCTAACATTGCTACAAGCAGCTACACGGGAGTAAAAACAAGATTTAGGTCTGGGTGGTTGCCTACAGAATCTGGACTTACTAGTGCATTTACAGGCCTTACCGATAGTATAATGTCTGTAGAAAGTAACGCAGCCGCGTATGCTAGTTTAAATCTTTCCGCGGGGACTGACTACGCTAGAGCAATTATTAGCTTAAGCGGACACGCACTTAATTATTCAACGATTAATGCCCACGCAACTTACATAAACATTAATCCCGCATCAGACCTTTACGTGACCAATTCCTCTGCAAGTACTAACATCGCAGGCCGCACAACAGTCAATAATACATTAACTGCTGGTGCTACTACTATATCAGGTACTCTTAATGTAGCAAGTGATTTTAAAGTAAACACAAATAAGTTTACTGTTGCACCGGCTACAGGGAATACTGTAGTTGCGGGCACATTAAATATTACAGGGGCAGCGTCTGCCTCAAATTTATCAGGAACAAACACCGGTGATCAAACCCTACCTGTTTACGGAGATGGTGCAGACGGTGCAGTTACTTTTGACGGCTCTTCAGCCTACAGTTTTGCAACTTACTCAAGCACAATTTATACACTAACGAGAGATGTATGGGCAACCACAGTTAGTGTTTCTTCAGGTTATACAGTGATTACCGCGGGGTATAGACTTTTTGCACAAAATGAAATTTCAAATTATGGAGCAATTCATAACAATGGTTCAAGCGGTGCGGGTACCACAGCAGGTGCGGGCGGACTAGGTGGATTCTTTAAAGCAGGTGGGGCAGGAGCCGTAGGCTTACTTGCAGCCTCGGCAGGCGCAGCTGGCAACGCTCAAGCAACACCGACAGCAAATACTTGGGTCGGTGGTATTGGTGGTAGGGGTGGTCAAGGTAGATTAAATAATATAGGTTTTAACGGTGGTCAGATTACTTCTGCGAATGTAACAACTCCTGCAAATGCTGACGGAGGTTCTAAAGTCACTTCTAACTATGTAAATTATCTAACAAGGTATGTTGTTGGTGCAACTAATTGGCAAATGACCCCCTCAATTGGGGGTGGTGGCGGTGCCAAGTCAGTTACTGGAACTGCTGCAACTTCAGGTGGAGGCGGTGGTGGCGGCGGTATATGTTTTGTTGCCGCACCTATAATTACGGGTAATGGAGTCATTTCAGCAAACGGCGGTAGCGGTGGAAACGCTGCGGGAACAGGGGGAAGTTTTGGTGGTGGAGGAGGAGGCGGTGGGGGTGTTGTGTGTGTAATCGCAAAAACTTCCGCAATAACCCCAACAGCAACAGGAGGAACTGGTGGAACATCAATTTTTGGAGCAAACGGAACACAACCTGTAGCTCACGCTTTTGGAACAAACACCACGGCTACGCAAACATTGACGTTGACCCCAGTTCATCCTTTATCCAAGGGTAAGCTGTACCTAATAACTGTGCACTTAAATGTCGCTGCAGGACTTGGTGGTTCAGGTATTAATAGCATAACGGGTTACGGGATAAACTGGACTAATCTGACTGGCTCAAGAGTGGAGTACTCAACTATTGCCGCTCCTACAAGAGTTCAAGAAACTTGGTACGGGTCTTACACTGGGACTGAACCCGATTTAATTGAAAGCGGGGACATTGTTATAAACTTATCTAACATTAACACAGCAGCTAGAGTAATTATGGACGAGATTTCCGGTGTAGAGCTTAGCACTGCTGTAACAAGCAATATTGCAATCAACGCAACTAACTCGGCAATGACCCTTACCGTCACGTTACCCAACGTACCCGTAGCGGGTAATATGGTTTACTCCGTTTTTACAAGAAGTGCGGGAGCGGCAACTGCGGCGGGTGCCGGTAATGTTTTGGTAAACAGCCAAGTAACAGCTCCTCAAATTTCGAGTCAGGTGTCTAGTGCACAACAAGCAAATACACAAACACACACAACTAATTTTGCCACAATGGGCGCATTTTCCGTAGAACTTACGGCCTCGATTGCCGGAGCTAGCGGCTCTGATGGTTGGGCTGGAAAGGTGATTAGAGTATATGGATAAACAAACACAAGACAAATGGAAGAACATAAGAAGCAACCGCAACGGACTTCTCTCGCAGACCGACTGGACACAACTGGCCGATGTAGACTTAACTTTTGAGCTAATCGAAGCAATGCAGATGTACAGGCAGAAACTAAGGGACTTAACAAAAGACTTCGGCAATCCCGACGATGTAGTATTTCCGGATAACCCATTAGAATTACTCTCACCGTAAGGGACTAGTTGACAAACTAAAAATAAAAACAGTATAATAGGAGATGAGCATGATTGTAACTATGACGAATTTGGACTACTTGATTGAGTCCGTTCGCATTCGCTTAGGTGACTTCAACGAGGATCAGTACTCGGAGCCTTTGATTCGCATGTCATTGGTAAACGGTGTGAAGTTCCTGCAAAAACGATGGCGATCGAAGTATCAGATTTTCAGTTCGGGTTTGATTGCTGCGGAGCAGCCAGCAGGCGCACCAGCAGCCGGTGTTCTTTGGTGCAGTACAGTGAATGGATACGCGTTTCTACCAAGCGGTCTACGCACAGGCGATACGTTTAGGAATCCGTTCTTGTTGTTTGTGCAACCACCGTTGCCAATCATTGAGCAGAACGACGAAGATGCAATAATACTAGCCGCAACCTATCTAGTACATTTGGCCAAACTTTCCTCCTCTAGTTCTGCGTTTACCTCGTGGTCTACCGCCGACGTAAAATACACGAATACTGAAGCGTCTCGATCTATGAACCACGTGCTAGACACACTGCAGGAGGAACTAACTGCAATGTTTAAACTAAAGATTGCCCAACCGAAGTCCACCCGTCAGCCGCTCAACACAATCATCGGTCCAAAGGTTTATTAAAAAGGAGACGTTATGTCACGACCAGTACAAAAGATGTTATACATCGGAGACTTTCCGGTACAAACCGGATTTGGGGTAGTAAGCACTAACTTAATACGCACGTTCAAGAAGATTTACGACTTGCACGTACTTGGGGTTAATTACTACGGGGACTATTCCCCATTGATTGAAGGATTAAAGGTGTACCCTGCGTCGTCTGGCGGTGAGGTCTGGGGTGTTACGCGTCTAGCCGAGATGCTGACGCGTATTCAACCTGACGTTGTGTTCGTGCTAAACGATCCGTGGATTTGTCGTGACTACGCCAATGTATTTGCAAAGTACAAAGCGGACAATCCAGCATTTAAGGCAAAGTTTATCGCCTACACTCCGATCGATGCAGAGAACATTAAGAGTGAATTTGTGGAGGGTCTTCAACAATACGATCGTGTTGTATCATACACAAACTTCGGCAAGCGCGAACTGGAGAACAGACCACCCGACATTGCGCTTAAGAATGTAGCCGTGATTCCTCACGGAGTTAACACCCAGTCGTTTTACCCAGTACCCGACAAAAAGACGTTGAAGAAGAACATGATGCTTGGTGAGGATGATTACATTGTACTTTGTTTGCAACGCAATCAACCGCGCAAGCGTATTGATCTCACCATGTACTACTTCGCCGAGTGGGTGAAGCGGTACGACCTTCCTCCAAACGTGCGCTTTTACTATCACGGTGCGTTGCAGGACTTCGGTATTGATGTCTTGCAGTGGGCCACCTACCTCGGGATTGAGGAACGATTGGCGATCTCCTCTCCAAACATCCGTCCTGATGCGGGATTACCTGTGGAGCAGCTCAACATGGTGTACAACGTTGCTGATGTGTTCTTCACTACTACCGCCGCAGAGGGTTGGTGTTTGCCGGTGGCCGAAGCAATGGCAGTTGCCTGTCCAGTTATCATCCCGCGTCACTCAGCGTTAGCGGAGTGGCCAGAGGGTAATGCCGAGTACATGGAGATCTACCCATGGCCTGCGCTCACTGATCGCGGTCTCAACACAATTCACCACGTCACTGAGATGGAAAGTGCTATCGCCGCACTGCATAAAATGTACACCGACAAGCAGTATCGGCTGGAGCTAGGTCAGCGCGGTTTTGAACACATGACCCAAAAGAAATTTAACTGGGATGTGATTGCGCGTCAGTTTGTGGAGATTATCGATGAAGCACTTAAACAAAAAGTTTGATGGCGTGATCAAGAAGTACATCAAAAGACTCTTGACACGGTTGGAAGCTCGTGGTATAGTTACCAGCGTAGTTCGGAAAGATATTCTTGACGAGCTAAATTCGATGGCGAGAGAAATCGCCGTAATGCAGGAGAGTGGTGAGTAATATGGCATTTGGTAAGATGATTCAAGAAGCACAGCAAGCGTCAGTGTCGGCCGGAAGCGCAAAGAGCATGTTCCTCGATTTGCACGAGGGTGTCCGTATCATTCGGTTCCTTCCCGATCCCGTGAATCCTTTGGAACCCTTGTTGGGGCCAACTGTGCTTCACGTGTGGCTTAAGGTGATGCGCGGTGGTGTGGAAGTACAACGTCGCATTTTTGTAGACAACGAAACTCGCCGTCTGTTACCCGAGTCGGTACAGGAGAGCGTACGTCGTCGGTTCTTCATTAACGTGTACGACAAGAGCAAGGTGGTTAAGCTGGAGGACGGTAGTACCGTTTACGCCAACTTGCAGAATCAGTTCATTCAAGTCAACAAGGGCGAAGCTCGAGTGATGACTGATCCTCCGGCACCGAACAACTCGGTTGTTATACTTGAGGCCAGCGTTTCTGGTGGTCAAGGTGCTGGCGGTATGCTCAACGACATGGAGTCATTGGCGATGTCGGCACTAGATGCGGACAACAACTTGATTCCAATCACACAGATTGATTTTCAAATCACGACTCGTGGCAAAGGGCTTCAGACCAAGCGCCATGTGTACCTCGGTACGAACCGTGATCCATTGGCTCAGTTTGTGTACGATCTCCCCGTGTTTGATTTGGCCAACTTTGCCAAACCTTACCCAGCTGCAGCTATCCGCGACCTTATCAAGGGCGAGGACTACGGCGAGGTGGTCAAGGCGTACAACGTGACGGTCATGCCACAGTTGGTCTCACGCACAGCTGGCGTAGAGGCTACGGCGGTCGGGGTAGTGAAGGCGCCTACCGCTCCCATCGAATCGTTGTTTGACCAAGAGTTCTAGTTTTCCGAGGTGGGGTGGTGTTAGTAATAGCACCACCCCCTCTTTTTTATTAGGAGTTTGTCATGTCACGTGGTTACAAATCAGATTGCCCTGAGTGCGGAGGTCATAACTTGTACGTTACTCCGGACAACGGTGTTGAGTACTGCTTTAACTGTGGTTACCGCCGATCGCCCGAGCACCAAGCCGCACCGCACATACCAACGTTTAAAGTCAACCCATACATACAGGATATACGACACTACTACACGAAGCTGGGCGCCTACTATCACGCTTGCGTCACACCAGCGGTTCGTGCGTACCTCAACACTCGTGGTATTAGCGACTCGCTCATTCAGCATTACGGTCTTGGCTACTGCCCTGCAAGTACTAACACTATGTATGAAGAGGCTATTGGCAAGATTGCAGGAATTAGTACATCCAACGGTAAGTCAGTACTCGCAGGGCGGATTATATTCCCGTACTTTAACCCCTTGAACAACATGGTTTGCGACCTACGCGGGCGTGCGTTCGATGCGTACGACAGCGACGTGAAGTACAAAGGTCCATACAACACTGCATCGGCACGCGGGGCCGACGAGTGGCCCTACGATGCAGCGTGGTGCTTAAGCACTGACCCGCTGGTCATCACTGAGGGTGAGGTCAAGTCACTTGTTGCTACTGCTGCAGGAGTTCCGACGGTTGGCCTACCCGGCATGGGTATGTGGCGTTGGCGTATCAAACCGGCGGTGGACACACAGAGACGGATGGTAGTGATCTTTGATGCACAACGCAACCCAGCAGTGCACGAGGCAGTGATGCAAGCTATTGACCGCATCGCACAAAAGATACCGGATGTGTTTGTCGGTACGCTCCCATTGTGGGGTAACAAGACAGATGTAGACGAGTTCATTTTGACACGGGGCGCGCAAGAGTTTAAGATGATAGTGAATTCCGCGCTACCCTACACTACATGGGCTAGCCTACAACGAAGAGGTAATTAGATGTATCAAGACACAGTGGCTGAGTGGCGCTTACTGGCCAGTTTCACACGTAATGCTGAGGCGTTGCACAAAGTAACTGAGGCCCTTGTCACCGAAGAGCGCAAGGCAATCCTTACCAAACTCAAAGACGCTCACATGCGCTACGGTGAGTGCTCGTACGAAGTGCTTCGTATGGCCTTCGATGGAGAGATCCCCGGGGAGTTACTTGTGCAGTCTGCGGTCAACCAGAACGCACTGATTGATGACTTGGCCCTAGTGGCTCGCCGTCGTCAACTGTACGAGGCCAGCAAGGTATTGGAGTATGAGTCACAGCAGTATCACCCGAACGAGAAGTCAGTGGACGCCGCACTGGAATTTGACGCGGTGATACCACAGCACGACAGTGCTCTGCTCGGCGGAGCACAGCGTATGCTCGGTGATCTCATTCGCAAGGTGGACGGTACTTACGCGTTCACTCGCACCGGTATCGGTTTTCTAGATCAAATGCTGGGCGGTGAGTGGTTGCCGAAGACACTCAACATCATCATGGCCAAGCCGGGTACGGGTAAGACTGCGCTGGTTGGCCAGTCGATGCTTGAAATGGCACGGCAGTACAACACACGCAGTCTGTTCTTCTCATTGGAGATGAGCAAGGAGCAATTGATTAGTCGCTGGGTTGCATACCTACTCAAGATTGATGCGTCACTGCTTCAGTTTGGCCGTCTCTCGAAGCCACAGTCGGAGCAGGTGGAGCAGGCCGTGATGTACCTGCAATCGCTACCGCTGTTTGTGGTGGACGATCCCACAGTTAGTTTGGATGCCATGCGTAAAGAAATCCGAGACGCTGCACGTCAGGGCTGTCGTGTGGTATTCCTAGACTACCTGCAGATCACCCGGCACCATGTCCACGGCAATCGTAATCAGGACCTTGGTGAGGTTGCAGTACTACTGAAGGAAGCAGCCAAGGAACACAACATCGCGATCACAATTCTATCTCAGATGAACAAGTCCTCCGAGGGGTTGGACGCGGTACGTGACTCAGGTGAGGTGGCTCAGGTTGCCGACACCGTGCTCGAGCTGGCTCCCATCGATGACTATCCGGATGACCAAGGCAATCGCGCAATCAGTTTAAAATTTCATAAGAACCGCAACGGTAAGTTGGGTACTTCAACGGTGGTGTTTAATGGTGCGTACCAAAAATTTAGCGGGGGTGTCTAACCCCATCACGTCTCCTGAAGAGAGTGAGCGTTTGAAAGAAGAACGCAAACAACGGAACCGATTGAACCGACAGCGTGCAAAGAACATGGAGCGTCGAGTGGCTCGGTACCTTGGCGGAGATCGCACACCACAGTCAGGCGCAGGTAGCAGTAAAGGGGATGTCGCAGTCCTCTTTACAAACCGCCCCGGTCGATACCTTGTTGAGTGTAAGCTCACTGATCAGTGGTTCAACGGCCACCCAGCCATGTCGCTAAGTAAAGCATGGCTGCTTAAGATCCAAGAGGAAGCAAAGCAGATGAACGCATTGTTTGGTATCTTGGTGTTTCGGTTCCATCAACGGCAGGATGATTACGTGTTGGTGCGTGCGTCGGACATGGCCAAGCTGGTTAAGATGGGAGATACCCCGCTCAGCTTGGCGTTTGAGACTAGCGCAAAGACCATTCACATGACGTTCGAGCGTGCACAATTATGCAAACAGTCTCCGGGGTTTGTCAGCGTATCCATAAACTATGTGATATACTACCTCATGACATTAAGCATGTATAAGCAACTGCTGGACGAGTCGTAGGAGAGACAATGGCCAAAGCAACCGTAGACAATAGCCCTTTCGCACCCCTCATCGGTAAGCAGATAACCATCGAGTTTGATGGCATCGTACTGAACGCGGTGCTTCAGGCTGTCGAAATGCAGAAGCTTACAGGCATGACGAATGCACCAGAGAAGCGTGTGCGAGAGGAAGGGAAGTACTACACACCGCCCTGCATAAAGGTGGTGTGTGATGTAGGATCGATGGTATTTGTGCAAGAGGATTGCCAGATTGTGGCGATCGCAAATGGTATCGCGTTTATGTTTTCTGATTATGCAGTGAGGATCCGATGTACCAACTAATCACCAATGAGCAAGAGTTCCACGCGTCGCTACCAAAATTGACGGGCACGCTGTATGTGGACACTGAGACGACTGGCCTTGACCCACACACGTACACACTCTTGTTGGTGCAGATTGCTACCGATACCGATGTGTACGTGTACGACTTTACACGGCTTCCCTTGGAACTGGTGCGTTTGTTTGCACCCATGCTTGGTGGTGAGCAACTCAAGGTATTGCAGAACGCAAGCTTTGACATCAAGGTGTTCTACAAGTTCGGTCGGTTCGTCATGCGGAACATTCACGACACCCGTATTGTAGAAGCCATGCTCACTGCTGGTCAACTGGGTGTGCAGAACAACTTAGCTGCTATTGCTGATCGTCGGCTTGGGTTGACCCTAGACAAGACCGTGCGTGACCAGTTCACGAGTGGCTTCACCGAGATTACCGCCGAGCAACTTGAATATGCAGCCAAGGATGTCATTGTGCTACAGCAGTTGTATCCCATTCATCAGATTCTGATTGCAGATGCGGAGATTGAGAAGGTGTACAAGCTGGAGTCTGACCTGATTCCAGTGGTAGCCATGATGGAGTACTACGGCATGCCGTTTAAGAAGGAGCACCTCAGTGGGCTGGAGCCCGTGCTACAGGTGCTGATCGACAACGCTGAGAAAGCAGTACAGCGCATGGTTATTGAGAATGGTGCGGCTGATCAGGTAGTCTTTAGTCGTGATGGGTATAAGGCGCTCAACAGTTCCTCCAACCAGCAGATGCTAAAGTACTTCAATGATGTCGGCATCAACGTCACTGATCTTAACGCACGCACTATTACTGAGTGGGACTTCAAACACCGTAAGTCTGCCGAGCGGTACGAGATGGACTCAGCGTTGTTCGATGACGATTTGTTGGAGTCGATCGATGCCTTCGGCCGTTACGAGAACTTTCAACTTCGTATGTACGCATACTTAGTGGGTGCTCGTAAGCTACAGTCAACCTATGTCAAGGGGCTACAGGAGATGGAGAACCCGGTGACCAAGCGCATCCACTGTACCTTTAATCAGATCGGTGCAGCGACTGGTCGCTTCAGCAGTTCACGCCCTAACCTGCAGAACTTGCCGTCGGACCAGAAGATGCGGAACCTTGGGGTGAACGAGAGCATTCGCCACGCGTTTGCCGTCAATGATAATCGCCGGTTGATTATCGCGGACTACTCTACGATTGAGTTGGTTATCATTGCAGACGCTAGCAACGATGCTGCACTTGTGGCCAACCTTGGAGACCTACACACATACGTTGCGAAGCACGTATTGGGGGTGACGGAGATTAATGATACAAATAAGAAAGAGCACCCGTACAAAATATGGCGAGATGTCGCTAAAATGGTCAACTATTCTATTGCTTATTCTGTTGGCGGTGATTCTTTGGCCAAGCAGATGACCATTCAGTTGGGTCCGCTTGGTGTGAAGTATACACCGAAGCAGGGTGATGAGATTATTGAGCAGTGGAAGCAGATGTTTCCCGAGGCTACGGCGTGGCTAAAGAAGAGTGCCCGCAGTGCAGTATTGTTTGGCTGGGTTGCTGACAGCTACGGGCGTAAGCGATGGTGGAATCGGGCAGAGTTTCACCAACGGTGGAAGAAAGAGGCGGCTGAACGGGAGGCAATGAACTTCCCGATCCAAGGGCTCAGTGCCACCATGGTTAAGCTTGCGTTGATCAAAGCGTTTGATCGCTTGGACCTGCGACAGGCGGTGATTGTGTCCACCGTGCACGACGAAATCATCCTCGAGAGCACGGTTGGGTACGCGGAGACAGCCAGCACAATCTTGAAGGGTGCCATGGAAGAAGCAGCACAGGAAGTGCTACCGAATCTTGGCCACACGGTGAAGGTAGACCCCGCAATTTCTACTAAGTATGATAAGTAGGTGATGAATATGTTGAGTATGCTACTAGTGGTCGTTTGTTTTATCTGGTGTCAGATGTGTGTGCGGCAAGCACGCATTAATCCGACTGACCCGCAGTGGGTTAACAGTTGGATTACTGCATTGCAGATGGGTGCGATACTTTTAATTTTTCTTGCAGCAGTAACAGGGGGTGAGTGGTGGCTAAGAAACTAGACTTCTCGAACATTGCCTTTGGAGATACACCGATTGAGTACCGCTACTATCCTTCGAGCATCATCTCGTTGAACCAAATCATGGGGGGTCATGGCCTGCGTGGTGGGACAATCACGCAGCTATTGGCTGAACCGGGGCACGGTAAGACAACGTTGGCCTTGGACTTCCTCGCTCAAGGACAGAAGTCCTCAGTCAAGGAGGTCGAGGTGACACAGGGTAAAACTACTCGAAAGATAAACGCATTGTTTGTCGATTTAGAGCGCTCGTTTGACCCGGTGTACGCGGAGAAGATCGGCGTGGACCTGTCAAAGCTGCTTGTACTGCGGCCCTCGTATGCTGAGCAGTGTCTGGCACAGGTTGAATGGTTCCTAACTAATGGACTGCAACTAATCGTGTTCGATAGTGTCCCCGCAATGGTAACCAAAGACGAGTTTGAGAAGGAGATGGACGACCCAGCACGCATGGCTGGTGCCTCAGGATTGTTATCCCGCTGGGTTATCCGCCTTGTCGGCATGGTACACAACGCTGATGCAATGTTTATCTTTATCAATCAGTACCGTGCTAACCTATCGCCCATGGCACGGACGGAGAAGAAACCTTTTGGTGCACGGTCGTTGCGGTACTACTGCAACGTTATCTTGGAACTGGTGCGGATACGCAACGAGGACGAGAAGACAATTATTCAGGCCACAGTGACAAAGAATAAACAATCCGGCGAGGGAAATCGTTGTGAGTATGTGATGCTCAAGGGCCGCGGTCTTGCTCCGGAATACGACCTATTGGCATTGGCCTTGGAGTATGGTATAATCACCAAAGCAGGAGCATGGTACGAGTATGCGGGAAAGAAAGCCCAAGGGCTCGACAATTGTATTCAGCAGTTTGACATGGATGAAATTCGCAAGCAAGTACAAGCGTAGGAGAATGAGATGAACCCCAATCTTGAGACATGGATTGATAACGTGCCGGACTACTACGACATGACTACTGCGTACAACGCATACGGTCGTCTGAAGCAACGTCTGGTACTCAAAGAGCGGGAGATTGAGCGCATCGAGCAGCAGATTGCAATGGAGGAATCAAAACCCCGTAGTAACGAGGCACGTGCACTGAAGCTTTCGCGCACAAGCGCACTGCTTGATGAGCGGGCCGAGATCCAAGCGGAGCTGGTGATGCAGGAGTCGTACGTGAAAGCGTTGGAGTACCGCAAATCAATGTTTGCGAGTGCTGCGTACACTATCAAAATGCGCTACGAAGCTCCGATGGGGGAGGTAGAGTGACCGACACACTACCTGAGTTCAGTGCCAGCCGGTTTAACTTGTACAAAACATGCCCCCGGCTGTACCGCTACCAGTATATTGATCACTTGGAGGGCAACCGTCATGTATATACGCTTATGGGCAGTGCTTTGCACTTGGCGATCGAGCACTACTACAAGACGAAGGAGAACCCGCTACCGCTGTTCACCAATAACTTCCACGAGTTAATGGCTGCGGCTAGCGCCTCCGAGAACGGGGTGGTTGCAGGTAACCTACTTGCGAAAGCAGTAACCCTTGGCCAGTCTATCCTACGGGGCATGGACTGGGGTACACTCGAGCCGAAGGAAATTGAGTTCGGGTTTCGGTTACCCTTTCCCGCGGAAAATCCCTTGGTAATTATGCGTGGGTTTATCGACATGATTACGGAGGATGAATGGATCGTAGACCACAAGAGTGGTGGTAAGAAACCAAGCTCAGTAGAGCTGGCCAACAACCCACAGTTGTTGATCTACGTGTGGGCATATGAGCAGTTGTATGGCCACAAGCCGAAGCGTGTGATCTGGCATCATCTCCGCACACTAGAGTTGTGCGAAGCCAAAGTGATGGACGACTACGACGCTAAGCTGGAAAAATTAACGAAGACACTGGTGAGCATCCTTACGGATACAGCGTTTGAGAAGATACCGGAAGGTTACTTTTGCAAACAAGTGTGCGCCCACAATCACCTGTGTTGGCCAAGGCAAACGGATGAAGAGTCGCTTACTTTTGCGGGAGACTCTTAGGGATCTCTTAGCAAACAAACTACCGATAGAGGATCGGGTAGCAATCGAGATGACTGTGCAAGCAAATGCACACTTCATGTTAGACAACCACCCGAACTCTATCGTTATCCTCCAGCAATGGAGCGAGGGATACTCACCAATGGAGATTGCGTCGATGCACAAGATGCACAACGGAGTAGTCAAAGACATTCTTCGGTTTTGTTTTGAACTACTTGGAAGAAAGCTACACATCGAAGACGGTAACGTACTCTCACAGGTACCGCCACAACTAACAAGTGTAGCCCGCAGTGTATTCAACGCTTACTATGATACGTTTACTGAATTACCTGAAAGGGATATGGAAGTGAGTTAATGAAAGAAAATGAATGGTCAGTCGACCTGTCGCAGGATATTCTGCGTACAATACGCTTAGAGTGTAACGGAAACATTGCGGCGATAACTGTGACGCGAGCATGGGGTGAGCAAGAATCAATGACGTTGTTTGTAGAAGAGCGCGAGTCGCTCAAAGCATCGATCGCTGAGATAGGTTCACAGATGGTAATTCTGGGGATGATTATTTCACACATTGGCCCAGACAAACCGGTGAGGACTAAATGAAGGGTATTTATTTTTCAAATAATTCATACGGTATCCGTTGGTGGGACAAAGAACAAAAGAAGTACATTCACGGCGGGCGATTTGCTACTCGCGAAGAAGCTGAAATTGAGTTAACACGCCGCATGGGTAATCAGCAAACGCCCACCATCCGTGGCGTGGATATGGTACAGTATGATGCAGACTACGCGGATTCATTATGGAAGGCGGCTGGTAGCGTGCACAAGGTTGTGCGTAAAGCAGCTGAAGAACGTCGGCACACTGCAATTCATCTGGGTGATCAACCAGTGGCTCTTGCGTTTCTTTCTGATCTGCATATTGGCAGTGAGGGCACTGATTACGATGCGATAAAGAGAGACACCGATCTGATCTCCAAGACTGATGGCATGTACGCAGTGTTTCACGGGGACGGTATTGACAACTGGATTGTCGGCAAACTTCAAGCGTTGCAGCGCAGCCAAGCGGTGTCTTTTAAGAATGAAATCTTGATGTTCCGCCGTTGGCTTGAGCTGATCTCCGAAAAATTGCTAATCGTTGTCAGCGGTAACCACGACAATTGGACCAAGAAGTTATCCGGCATCGACATTATCCCGAACTACCTGACCAATACGTGTGTACTGTACGATCCATTCGAGGTACGAGTGCAGGTGTCTTGCGGTACTGGCAGCTGGGATATGTTGATCCGCCACCAATGGAAGTCATCCAGTATCTTTAACCCTACACATGGTATTGAGGTAGGGTACGATCGCATGACCCTGCCCTTTGATATTGGTGTAGGCGGCCACACACACATAGGCACGTTGGTGCGTCCCTTCTACCGTCACAACAAGGAACGATTGGCAATCCTGACCGGTGCCTACAAGCGCGTGGATAGTTTTTCAAAAGAGATTGGATTTGCCGACACAATGACCAATGGGTGCGGTGCACTAATCCTTTTCCCAGACGGAAAAGTGTGGTATAATTCTGACTTAGAGGTAGCAGCTAGTTACCTCACTTACTTACGGAGGCAACAATGGTAGACGAATGTGAGTATTGCGGTCTAGAATTGGAAGAATGCACGTGCTCAGAACCTGTAGCAGACACTCGACACTCCGTTGGCAATCGAGTTAAGAAAGAGCACGATTATCAACAGGAGGAATGGCTGATGCGTTATCACTACGCACAGACTCAACATCAGAATGACCAGAACCGCTGAGATTATCAAAGCTGAGATGCGTGCTGCCCGTACAACTGTTGAAGAGTTGGCCGAGTATGCAGGCATCTCAGCTAAACGCCTCGAGGATATACTAGGGGGTACTAAAAAACCTAGCATTACTGAAGGCATCGCAATCGCCAAGTTTTTTGAATTTGATCCGTTACTTATTATTGGAAGGCACCATGACAATTAGTATTGTATCTGTTACGCAGCCCGAGCCGGAGCTGAACATGACCGCGGAGGAGCTAGTAATTTACAATGCGCGCGTGTCTAATCCTGCTGGTCAACACAACCACTGGTCAGCACCCAAGCTGATCTACCACTTGATTCGCGAGAAACATTGGAGTCCGTTTGACATGGTTGATGTAACCATGGAGGTTACTACTACGCGGGATATATCACGGCAAATGATTCGTCATCGCAGTTTTGCAGTGCAGGAATTTAGTCAGCGATATGCTGACCCAACGACTGCGCTAGGATTTGTTGACCGTGAGGCACGACTACAAGATACTAAGAATCGGCAGAACAGTATCGAGCTAGAAAAGACCGAGGCAACTCGAGAGCTGCGTGAGCAATGGTACGCGCGGTTACAAGCAGTGATTAACTACGCACGGTTTACTTACGAGTGGGGCCTACAACGAGGTATTGCCAAGGAACAGCTGCGTGCGGTGCTGCCCGAGGGATTAACACTCTCCCGCCTGTACTTCAAGGGTAGTCTTCGCTCATGGATGCACTACTGTCAGGTACGCATGCACCCATCGACACAGAAAGAGCACCGCGAGATTGCTGTAGCAGCGTGGGCCTTACTCGAGACAAAGTTCCCGGTGATTATCCCTGCCTGTAATGTACGCTTTGCAAAAGAAAAAGCGTTTGAAGAGGAGTACTGGAATGATTGATAAGTCAGACTTGGTAAAGGAAATGGCCGATCGATTGGGGCTGACTGTAGAACAGGTGGTTAATCCTAATCTTAAGAAGACCGCGTATAAGGCTGAGCTTCCTGTGTACGCAGAACAAAAGGCAGAATTTCGCGATGTCTTAGAGGCACTGTGGGACATGCATCAGCAAAAGAGCGCCGACTACGGGCCGTGGAATGTAAACGCGGTTGGTGAGACCGGTGTGGCCGTGCGTATCTGGGACAAGGTTGCACGCCTGATGAACTTACTCGGTTGGGATTTGTCCACGGGTAATTTTACCGCACCGAAAACTCCCCGGAATGAATCTTTGGATGACACGCTTATGGATTTGGCCAGCTACTGTATTATTATGATAATTTATCGAAGGGGGAAATGGGGAAAATGACGCTAGAACCAACAGCACCAGAAGTAATAAAAATGCCGGAGTACGATCCATATAAGGATCCACTTCATCCCGCAGGTAATCCCTGCAGTATCTGCGACAGTCCGTTTGATGACGAAGAATGGGGAACGATTGGTTGGGTTGGCATCCTCCCACTCTCACTCTGCGCTACCTGCAATGCTGGCATCTTTGATATGGTCTACACGCTTACTGATGAGGACACCCTCAAAGAACTGTTGGCCAGTAAGACCGAGGATGCTCAAGTCAAACAACAACTGCCTGATTAGTTGACCAAACGAACTGACAAGGATTACTTGTCAGTTCGTTTATTCATATCGGTACAAAATAAAACTAAAGGAACAGCACGTGATTAACAAACTTATTATTGATTCGTCGAACAGCCGCACACCGCTTTGTGATCTTGGAGTAAAATATCCTACGGATAAGTCACCGTACAACGTAGGCTCAAGTAGTGGCCATCGGCATGCGTATACGGCTGTCTACGATCTTCTGTTCTCGTCCATTCGCCACAAGCCACTGATTGTAGGGGAAATCGGCATCGAAAGTAACCACTCCATGATGTGCTGGCGAGAATACTTTCCCGCAGCACAACTTACTGGTTGGGAATACTACCACGACAAAATGATCAAGGCCGTTGACGATGCGCTCAACAACACACGGTATATCTACATGGACGTGGGATCAGAAGCTTCCATCGCTGACGGGTTTCGCCGTGCTGTTAGTGAGTTCGACATTATCATCGATGACTCAACACACAACTTCGATGATCAGATGCGGGTACTTAAATATGTACACGAGTATTTAAAGCCCGGCGGTTACTTCATCATTGAGGATATCTTCAAGACGCGGTCAGAGTCTGACTACGAATCAGCATTGGCCCCGTACATGCAGTACTACACCTCGGCTACATTTATCGAAGCTGACCATGCGAACAAAGATTCAGGTACATGGAACAACGACAAGTTGCTTGTACTCGTGCGAGGTACCAATTGATTCACATCATTACCCCATGCACACGGCCAGAGAACTTGCCGATAATGCAGCAGTCAATTCCGCCCGAGTGCACGTGGACAATTGTACTAGACAAGTCTGTCTCCGACATGCCAGAGGGGGGTGGGTTAAAAGCGACGATCTACCGCTCGCCAGTCACAGGTCACTTTGGCAATCCCAATCGCAATTTTGCACTCGAGCACATGTACTTTGACGATTTGGATTGGATCTATGTATTGGATGACGACAATATTATTCACCCGCAGTGGTACCCAACGGTTAGTCAGCTAAATGACGACACCTTGAACATGGTGGGTTGGGGGCAAGTGTGGCAGAACAACACCGTACGATTACATCCCGCCGGTGATCCGCATGTGGGTAATATCGATACGTCCTGCTACATGATTCGTGGCCGTCTTATGCAGAAGCTACGCTATGAGATGGATTACGTAGCCGACGGAATAATTGTAGAGCAGGCGCTGCTTCACGGTGGGTATCTTTGCTTGAACGAATACCTTGGGTACTACAACTATCTTCGTACTCCTGACGATCGAAAGCTTTAGTCCTAGTGGTGGCCAGTACTCGGTACTCGTCACCACACACGCCAGCATAGCTCAGTGGATAGAGCAACTGCCTTCTAAGCAGTTGGCCATGGGTTCGAGCCCCGTTGCTGGTACCATATTGCACACCTTACGCCTTTGTGATAAAATACACAAAGGCGTAGCCTTTTAGGAGGGCCAATGAATGAACACGACGTAGATCCTTTCTCGACACATCTTTTAAGCGTCACCACGATAAGTCCGCCGGTGTATCGATCATTAAAGAATGGCCATCAAATAAAGTTTACTACTGAGTATCATAAAGGGTATAACGTACAAAAATACGTCGTATTCTGGACCAGTCGCTTCGGTACATTTGGATACGCTGACTGCGACTCACTTGACGAAGTAGAAGGGTGGATGACCGCAATCATGACTAAGTTAGATAAGGAGTCAACATGACACAACAATCAACCGCACCAATACAAGCCCCGTTCAGCGCTACCAGCTACGGAGCCGGTTCAATGACAATTGACAAGACAGGCACTATCTTTCAAGTATGGACTGGCCGACTTACAAACCCGGGCGCGTGGGGTTCTCGCGTTTATCGCACCGTAAAAGGTGGCAAGCCCGAGCTTGTATGGTTTATCGAAGATGCGAACGCTGGGGTTTTAACAGTTATAAACAAGCAACTGTTCCTTCCCTACCAACCACCAAGAGGAAGTCAACAACTACAGCAAATTGACGGTTACATTGACTTTGCCGATCAACCATCGAGTACAGTAGTGAGTGTGGATGAGTCGGCCCTCAGTTCAATTAAGCAAAGTGTTGCAGTCGCTCAAGCAGCGACAAATATGGTAGATTACAAAGCAACTCGCGCACAGAATATTGCTCAGGATGCACAAAAAGCTGCCGATGAAGCTAAAGCACAGGTTGCCGCACTTCAAGCGCGAATCGATGCAATGCAGCCGCAGGGCGTTAACGTGCAGCAGGTAGCAGACATTGTGTGGGCTAAACTGTGGGATGTAATGTACTTGTTGCGTATGGGTATGAATGCAGGTAAGAGTGACGATGCCAATATTCAAGGATGGATCAACGATCTTACTAGTTTTATTAAAAAGGTGAAGTAGTGAAACAGCCAGTAGCGAATCAAACGTTCTTTGTCAAGCCGTTCTTTAATCTCAACGATAAAGAATTTCCCGCGGATAGTATCGTGGACATGCCACGTGGAGCAACACTCAGAGTACACCAGTACTTTAACTTCGTGTTCTTTCAGATCTACACACCAGTAGCAGAGGTAGTAGACATGACTACTCGTAGTGTACGCATGATTACCGAGCAACAAGCAGTACCTGCAGACTGGGCCTTAGTCGGATCAATCATCCTGAACGAGGCCAATACTAATGGCAGCGACACCGTACTTGACGATGACGACGGGGAGGACAGCGATCTTATCGATATACCCACCGATCCAGATGAGTTCTATCGCCTACTCACCGTAGCGAACGTGTACTTATCCCCGGAGTTACCCGATAAAAAGGAGTTTAGTTCATGGAGGTTTGGCCGATGAGTGAGGATACATTGAACGAGAATACACCCCCGGTAAGTATTACGATGGATAATCTCCGTATGCTTACTAACATAGTAAATGAAATGTGCCAGCATATGCGCGCAGAAGTAATGGACTTCCGTTTCCCAGAAGAAGAACTAATCGAACGACAGAACTTACTTACCTTAATGGGGGGTAATCTACAGATGACGACCAATTACATCGATGCCTATCTCACCATGGCTCAACGACAGCGCGATCTCCGTGCAATAGGTACAGAGTTCTCCTTGCGTTCGGTCATGCTCAGCCCCACGGATACCGCGGAGGAATACTATGGAGACCCTGACACTTAAGCTGGCCGCGTGCCATCTGGGCAAAGAACAATGGACCAAAGAGATGTTGGCCGCTATCGAATACCCCCCGGGATTTACCTTGGGAATAACTGATGATGAATATACAGATACAATAAGAGATTATATCGTAGATATCGTCGTAGAGACGGTAAACGAACAGCGTATCGCTGCTGGTGTACCTACCATCTATCACATCAAAGACGGTGATCTGTACATCATGGGGAACTGACTTTTTTCTTTGGGTAGTTGGAAGGTAAAAACTATAGTACTGGGGTATATACATAATGTGTGTTACCCCGGTGCTTGTGGATAACCTGTGGATAAAATGTGGATAACTTTGTTCATGTACGTGAAAAGAGCCAATAGCGCCCTAATTGGCCTCACACAACCATTGCTTTTGCCATTGGCCTCAGTACATATACCTTTAAGGAACCATTGGCCTCGAGCGATCATATGATATAATTTGAACTTTTCATTTCAAAAAAAGTCTCAAAAAGTCCGAAATTTAAAAAAAAGTGGCCAACATCGTGAAAAACATCACAAATAGTTGACATAACGTTGGCCAATGTGTGCAATTTATCACAAAGTCGTGCAAAACGTGGCCAAACCTGTGCAAAAGCAGACAGAAACTGTGCAAAGTCAAAGCAACATTAGTGCCGTAGTGTTGCTTTGGGCCAAAGTCTGTGCACGCGCGCGTCGTCGAGCAAAAAGTTTGGCCAGCGCGCGTCGATCGCAGCGCATCGCAACGCCAAAAACCAAACGTGGGTTTCCCCCCGGGCCCCCCTTCGGGCGCTCTACCATCAATATATGAGACGAGCAATCAATACAGTAGGCGCAAAAAAAGGGGGGCCACTAATTTGGCCGACACCCAGTCAGCGTAACAAAAAAAGAGACAAAAAAGAAGCGTAATAGCCCGTTACAGAGCCGTCACGCCTCTTTTTTGCCTAGAACAAAGCTAACCTACCAGATGAGTGCCCCCGGTGGTACGATCAAGCGTGCGTACCCGTAGAGATTGGCCTTCCCTGACAAGAAGTCGGCTCCATCCTCACCGGTTGTCCACGCGGCATGCACCCATTTGTTGGTGCGCTTCTCCCAGAACGTTACTCCGTCCTTGTCGAGACGACCAATAACGTATCGCGCGTACAGTACCTGCTCGAGGCTGGCCACCATAGCGCCGTCCTTGTAGTGCTGCACAACGGTCTCCTCGTTCTGCCGTACCAGCGCGATCACCTCGTCACCGTCGAGCTCCTTGAGATACTCGCGATACAGAACGAGCACCGTACGCAGGTCGTGCATGCTCGCGTGCTTGACACGACGATCGTAGCTGACCCACTTGTCACTGCCGGTGTAGTCGAAGTCACTGTCGAAATTACCCATGATACACCTCATAACACTAACGCAGGAAGTACGTTACCCCTGCACTCGACCTATTACTTGGACTTGTAGTTGGTCAACTCGATGTACCGTGGATCGAGTGTGCCACTGCGCTCTATTACGCGTGCATACTGCGTGCAGACCTCCCGACCCGTCACATACGTAACGTTGACAGCATAGTGCTCCGGATAGATAAACGCACGTGGTTTGTACGACGGGTCACGGGTGATCTCCTGAATGTGGATGTCGTCCGTGTCGTGCTTGTGACGGAGGTAGTTGAGGACAGCCTCACGCAAACTGTGCCGACTGCTCGTATCGCCGAACCCGAAGTGCAAATCGTAGATTGTTGAGAAGGTCATGGTACACCTCATTATGCTAATACCGGAAGTATGTTGCCCCGGTGCTCTACCTACTAGCGATACGGTAACACGTGCTCCGTATGCCACGCGTCAATCAGTTCGATTTTACCCCACTGATCCTCGTTGAACTCAGCGCGGTTGGTAAGCAACGACATCAACGTGCCGTCAAAACCATCGTTCCAATCGTCGAGAAAAAAATCGACGATCAGGTGCTGCACCTCAGGATGCATGGGGTGGCCGAGCGGAGTCATGAGAAACAACGCCTTGACGTGTCCTTTGAGTTGGATTTTGGTTGCGTGTGTTGGTCGTGTCATGGTATACCTCGTTGCTCAATACAGGAAGTACGTTACCCCTGTGCTCTGTGAACTAATACCCGAGGTCACGGTCGCGTTTTTCTAACTTCACCATGCTCTCGTAAACATCTTGAATGTATCGGTACTCCTGCCCGTCGTCACCGCAAAGGCCCGCGTCGTTCTCGTGCATTTCCGCCCGTAGCTGCATCCAGCGCTCGGGCGTCAGAATAAGGGGATCTTCGAGCTCGGTCGTAGCCACGTCACAATCGTCCTTGTTTAGGGAGTGAAGATAGACGTTATACTCCAACTCGAGTTGACGGATTGCCTCCCACCGCTCACTGGACCACTCGCCGGTAGGACACCCCACTACCTCTGCGCTGTACTCAAGGAACACGCCGTGCGCGTTTACGCCCTTGAGCAAAGCGACACGTCGTACTTCCTTATCTAAGTCCGCCATGGTACACTGTACCACAAACGTAACGGTAACCGGAGACACGCCAAAGCCGTAGACCACGCGGAAAAACTGTAACTGATCCATATGTCACCTCTGTATACTATTGCAGAAAGTACGTTACCTCTGCGCTCTGCCGACTAATGGTTCTTGAACACGACGTTCATGGGTATCAAGTACTCACCGACCTTGCGACGGTACAGCATGTACTTGGGCTCGAGCGGATGTGG